ATTTCTAACTTTCCAACACTAGGTGAATCATTTATTTTTTGAATTTGTAAATCACACAATCCCAACATTGTATCATTTATTGCAGTTAAAATTGGAGTTAGAATTTGTGTCAATGAATCTGCAGAATTTACAATTTCTAAAAATCTTTCGTAAGATATAAATATATTTAATAAATTTCCAGTATTTGCAAATATTTTTAATTTTTTACCTGTAACCTTTGATTCGATTTCAATTTCTGGTACATCTAACGCTTTATTAGATTCAAAATCATATATTTTTGTATTATTTAAATTAAAAGATTTTCCATTTATTAAACAATCCTGTCTTTCTTTATCATCGGTAGATACAACTATTTTATTTTCCGTTTCAATGGTGACTACTTTTATATTTGGTAATTTTCCAGGAATTAGTATGTATGAATTTGTTGACATTATATAAGGATTTGATGTAACAGGTATTAAATCTTTATTTTGAAATTTATATGTGTCATATTTGATTCCTTCGTGGGCGTTTTGAACTATTTTTAAATTATTTATTATTTCTAAAACTGCTTTAAATGAAATGTATGGTGTTTTTGAAACAACTGTACCTTTTTGTTTTTCGTTTGTTATTCCATAATTAAAAAATTCGTCTTTCCATATATTTTTAGGAAATATTGTTTGTAAATTATTCATTTTTAAATCCGAATTCATTTTTGCAATAAATGATTCATAATTATTAACTATTTGATTATTTTTTATTCCTGTATTTGATGAACTTCTAGCAGCTCTATATGCAGGCCATAATTGTAATTCGTTACCTGCCGATACTTGTAAATCAATATCATATGTTCCGTCTACGTTTGGTGAATAAGTAAAATTTGTAACTCTACCAATCATAAAATCATAATTACCATCCGTTTCTTTTAATATTCGTGTATAATCATTTATAGTTGATTTATCAGTGAAAAAATTAACATAGTCTTTTTTATATGTTTCCCAATTCTTTTTTGCAAATAAATGTTTTTCTATTGTAAAATTTTTTTGAAGACCAGAAAATGCACCACCGGCTCTAATATCAGTATTCCATCCATATTCTAAAACAACATTCATTGATGGTCTTAGAAAAAATAATTCAAACATTTCTAATTGTTTCAATGTAAATACTTTAATTTTAATCTGTGCTACTTTTAAAGTATTATTTCCTCCGGATGTATCAATTTCTATACTTTCTATTATTGGTGGAGAAACTCTTCTGTTTTTTTCGCCCTCAACTACAATTTCTTTACCATTTAAATCATAACCGACTATGGTTTTTCCTGTTTGATATAGTTTAGATGTGTCGGTAGTATTAGTTAAAACACACCCATAGTATGCATCCTTTCCATAATCTTGTGAGCTTAATAATTGTTTTACACTCCCACCCTTTAATACCACAGCACCACTTGTTAACATTGCAAAGGGAGATGACAATATTGATGATTGTGGATTGGCTTCTTTCTTTTCTAATTTAAGTTTAATCCAATCTTTTAAAGGGGCAATAAACGGAAATGGCATAACTTATTTATTTATTTTTTCCAAATCATTTAATATCTTAGAAATGTTTGATGGTATTCTCATTTGTGTACCAGGTGTAATCGATAAAGATGCATCGTTTAGATTATTTGCAGTTGCAATAATCCACCAAAGAGTTTTATCGTTATAATATTTGGATGCAAGAATATCTAATCTATCACCACCTTCAGATATTATATAAAGGTCATCATTTGATGCTTTTATTTTTGGATAAATTATACTACTTAAATACTTTTTTTTTGTATTTTTAGTAATTAATGTGTTTGAATATTGATATCTATTTGCCATTTTTGAAATTTTTATTAACCAACAAGCCCAGATTTCATAGAATATGTTGATTCACCTGGGCCTTCATCATATTTTTGATTTACGGAAGCTTCTGTTTTTTTCTGTTCTTCTTTCTTTGGATTTTTTACGATTGGGCCTCTACCATCAAAGTTATATCTATATTTGGTTATACCACCAGCTGTTTTTTCTACTTTATGATTTTCAATAAGTTTCATTGATATTGAAACATCTATAACCGACGGGTACATATAATTGGATTCGTCTTCAGTTCCCAGTGATGGCCATGTAACAGTATCTTCTACTTGAAAAGATATATTTTCAAGAAGTCCAAATACATTTTTATACATATCTCCAATTGAAATATAAAATAAATTTGGAGAAAATGCATATTGTGAAGTTTGGTTATCACCACCATATGTCATTTCCGAAATTTCTTCATATGGGAATGCAAGTGATTTTAAAAAGTTTATTTTACTTATCATTTTTTCTTTTTGATTTGGATTAAAATAATATAATTTTAAACTAAACTTTAGACTACGTTCTACACCTTGATATTTGTATATTTTAAATGGTGAACCCAAATATTTAAAATTATTCCATTCAGATTGTACATCTTCACTTAAACCATTTAATGTTGATTGAAATGGTATTGTAACCGAAGTGCCATATTTTTTAAATAAAATTGGTACTACATTTTTTCCTGCATATTTTTTTATGGTTTCTACTAATTTATCTTCCTGTATTTCATCTATATCATTTATAGAATCCACATCCCATCTATTATTAAAATCAATTGTATTTGAAAAATTATCTTTTTTGGTATATATCGGTAATTCTGTACCATCTGTTAATGTGATAGTTTTACCAGTTTTTTTCTTTTTTAATGAATCTGATAATTTTTTTAAACCACCCTTTGTTACGGCGTTTATTGCTAGATTGGTTGCAACACCTTGTAAACTAGATGCACCTGAATTTAAAGATGAAATTATTGAACCAGGTGCAGGACTTTCTTTTACAATATAATCGGTATCCTTTGTGACTGCGTTTCTTAAACCTTGTTGTGATTTAAATAATGATATTGGTTTATTTAAAACACTAGTTCCTTTTGCTGCAACAAATATAGTATCAGATGGTCTATTAGCGGAACCACCCAAAGCACCACCTATTTGATTGCCAATTAAATCACCAAGTGCACTTGGTGACGATGTAAGTAATGCCGCCGCTCTTGGTGGGTTTATTAATCCTCTACTTTCAATAATGGCTTTACCACTAAGTCCGTAAATTTCTTTATTTTGTTGTTTAAATAAGTCAGATATTGTTGCCATTTGTAAATAATACTATTTAATTATAAATATCTATATCGTAGATATTATTCAGTTCTTGATATAGCGTAATTTTTACGTGCCTCATTTAATAATGATTGTGTTAAACTTCTACCATATAATGTAATACTCCCCTTCTCTCCTTTAGTATTTTCCATAATTCTATTAAGTATTTGTGAACTTAATCCTAATAATGCAACCATTTCTTGTTGAAGCTTAAATTCATATTCAGCATTAGTTAACATTGTTTTTTGTTGTACTATTATTTCACCTTGTTTAACTGTTTGGACATTTGCAGCATTTACTACTAATTTATTTCCTTCTGCAGTTGCCGCAGCAGTTCCCTTTCCGTCCAATGGTTTTGGAATTGTTTGTTTTAAACCATTTATAAATTCTGCATTGTTACCCCTTTGCCAGTTCTTAACATTACCTTGACCTTTTGATTTTTCAAATTCTTTAAATAATTCAGGATATTGTTTTTTTGCAAATTCTGCTGCGGTTTCTAAAGCCTTTACTTGTGCACTAGTTGCACTTCCTCTATCTTTACCACTATCTATGACATTTTGTGCATTTACTATGGCTTGAAATGCTGCAATTTGTGCATTGGTTTCACTCGTTTTTTTAGTTACCGCTTCATTGTATTGTTTTATTTCTCCACCAAATGATTTTGTCATTGCATCAGACAATTTTTGTGCAATCATTTCAGGAGTATTTACTAAATTTCCTTTTTTATCTTTTGCTCCTGCGGTTTGTAAAATATCATCCTTTGCACTTAAATAATTAGCCAATCGCATATCCGTACCTTTGACTGCACCACTACTAATTAATGTACTAAGTCCGGAATCAACACCACTAATAGTTTTGGTAAAATCACCTATGGCTGCGTCACTTAAACCTTGTCTATCCAATCCACTTGCAGTTCCTGCCGTCATATTCGAACTAAATTTTGAAGCCTGGTCTTTTATCATCTCCATTGCCATAGTATTCTTTGCATCTTCATAACCCTTTGCGGCTATCAATGCTCTATACTTTTGTTCTAATGCAATACCATCCATTCTTTGAGCCTGTTCTAATGTCAACATAATTAAACGCTGTCTTTGTTCAAACGCCAACATTTTAGCTCTTTGCTCTTGTTCTAATTTCATTTTAGCAGATGCATTTGCTATATCTTGATTTAATGCACCATCTGCAAATGCTTTACCTTTATTTTGTTCAGCTTTTAATTCCCCACTTAATCCTCCACCTTTTCCTTGTTGTAATCCCATCAAAGCCGATATATCCATTCCTGTTGCCTGTGTCAATGCTTGTTTTTGAAATGCGTTCATCGCGCCGACATCAATTCCACCCAATGCGGTTTTTAATGCAGATGCTGCGCCTGCTTGGTCTCCACTCATTAAACGTGCTCTTACTTCAGATAAGTTTACATTTTTACCTAACATAGCCGATAAACTCATTTCAGCTTTAATACTATCCTTATAGTTAAGAACCATTGAATCCGATGCCTTCATCATTTGAGACATAGATACACTCATCTTAGTAAGTAAACCTGCCTGCTTTACAAAGTTTTCTGCAGTACCACTACTAAATTTGTATATATCTTCACCCGCGTCTTTGATTTGTGCGAATATTGCCTGTGGTGATAATTTATTTAAATCTGCAAATGCAGTAATACCATTAATTAAATTTTGTGCAGTTTTTGCAGTTGTCTTTCCCATTAAACGGAAAAGATTTGTCATATTTTGAACATCATCTGCACCTACTCCAAAATGATATGCTAACCCTTGTGCGTTTTCTGATAATTCAAAACTTTCTTTTACACTACCACCAAAAATTTGTTGAAATTTAGAAATTCCTTCTACAATCATTTTTGTAGAAGAACCAATTGCTCTAAGAGCTCTTTCTGAAATTGTAGAATATTGATTTATAAATGACATTCCGGATGCTTGAATATCTTTTCTTTTACTCATTTCAGCATCCAATGTTTCCATTGCTTGCTGGAATTGAAATTGCATGGCATCTTTCCTCAACCCCATTTCGTATTCTAACTTATCTTTAACTAAACCTTGACTATAATTTAATGAATCTTGTTCAATACCTTTATTGTATTGTAACATATCATCTGCCGCCTGTTGTTTTAGTTGTAATGGTACTGCATAGTTATATTCTGCATTAAGTTTACGCATTTGTTCCGTACCTTCCAATGAACTTTTAACATCTTCTAAGTCAGATGCCTTATTCATTTTATTACCACCCAACATTTTAAGTCCAACTTTCATTTTTGCAAAACCACCACTATCCCAAAAATCAAATGCCATTTTTGCAACGCCTGCAATTGCTCCAATAGGGCCGGCTGCTCTTAAAACACCACCCGCAATACTACCTAATCCACCCATTGCTTTACCCATCATACCCGCACCAAATCCACCTCCACCTTTAGGGCCGATAGCACCTGCAAATTTAGCCATACCCCTTGTCATAGTTTGAGAGGCTTTTTTTCCAAATACATCACCAGTAAATTTTTGTAATCGTTCAATACCTAATTTAGAAGCTTGTGTTTGAAATTTATCTAATCCTTTTTGAGTTTTTTTAGCCCAAGCTTGGTTTTTACTTGCCGGCGCATCAGGTGAGCTTCCCCCTGATTTTTTATCCTTATCCCTATCCTTTTTATCTTTTTCCTTTGTTTTTTTATCTTCTTCGGTTGATTTTTTAAATGCATCTACCGATTTAGTAAATGTATCTATACTTTTAACAAGTTTGTCCGTTGATGATGAAAAATTTGTGACATTTTTATTAAAGTATGCTATACTCCTCTCCATAGAGTTGTCATCGGTATTCGTAGTTACGGGTTTGTATTTATAGGGTTTTTTTGCCATTCATTGGGTTATTCTTACAATAAATATAAACTATATTAGTTTATCATCTCCTAGATGCTTTACTGGAGTTTTTTGTATTAGATTTTATTGCTTTATCGTATACGGCTGATTCTGCATCTTTTGCTTTTACTAATTCTCTCCAATAAAAGTCTCTTAATTTAATAGGCATAAAATATACATCATTCCAATTAAAACCACCATTGGAATTATAAATTAAACTAAATATTTGTTGATGTAAAGTTACGGAATAATTAGTCGGTAGGGTAAAAAAAGTCAAGTCCGATTGGGACTTTAAGAGCCTCCTTCTCTCCAGTAAATGGGGATGTGTACTCAAACGATAAATCAATATCGGGTGTTAATGCTTGAATGTGTTTTCTAAGTGCTCTTGAATCGGCAGCTTGTAGTTGATTTATAACATAATTACTTATATATCCTAAATCTCTATTTCCTTCTACTTCAATTATAACTCTTCTTAATCTAGTTGTTATTTCATTACCTTGTTTCAATGCCTTTTCACTTGCTTCAATATCTTTTTGAATTGCAAGTTCATCCATATGTGATAATAACTTAAATTTAATATTCATTCCCGTTTTTGGAAGTGTAAATTCGTATTCGTTATTTCTATTTAGTTGACTTTCATCAATTTCTTTTATTTTCAATTTTGTCATATCAACTACAACATCAACTGGCTCATTTTCATTTGGGTCTGTGATTGTCACATTGTATTCTGGGCCATATGCTAATATTCTACTTGAAATTAATATTGCATTTTTATCACCAATCAATAAATCGTTAATATGAACACCTGGTTCAACTACAATTGATTCTAATAACTTATCTAATACAATGCCTTTTCTTAATAGGTTTGTAGAAGTTAGAATATCTTCTTCTTTTGCAGTCATTAACTTAATTGTAAGTTCACCTTTTGATAATGGATTACCTTCAGGATATGTTAATCCTTTTGATGGTAGACTAATAACTTCCGTTGGAAATGGATAGTCTTTTCTTACTTGTTGGTATTGTTGTTGTGCTTGTGCACCTAATCCTCTTGTAACTTGTTGTTCGATATTTTCGTTCATAATATAACTTTGTGTTTAATAATATATATACACTTTTCAAAAAATAAAAAAGGAGATAACATTTCTGCATCCCCTTCTTTTTATAATTTTTACTCTAAATTAGAATTCTAAGATAGCGTAGTCATAAGTCAAAGTTAATTCAATTGACAACGGGTCGTTTGAAGCCCAATCCAACTCACCGAAGTTTGCTGAACTAATAAATGCTCCTTTTAAAGTCCATTGTTCAATCTTATCACCTACTGGGCCTAATAAATAGAAAGTAATATCTTTCTTATAGAATGCAGAGTATCCATCTCTACCTGTTAATGACTCATGTGATTGTCTTACCCACTCCATAACTTGCTGTGCACCTGATGGTACAATTGGGTCATAAAGAGTGATATTCACATCATCCCATGTTGATTTACCTTTAAGCTTTCTTTTTACATTGATATGGTCTAATTCAACTATCTCCGATGTGAAAGTTGGTCTTGCTGCTGTTTTGATGATGTACGATTCGATACCATTGATTTCCATAATGAATCTGTTACCCATTTTTGGTTCAAAATTCTTATAGAACATCTTATCAAACTCTAATATTTCTGGCATTTTACTTTATTTTTAATTCTTTTATATAAATATCTGTTTTCTAAATTATCCGTTAAATGCTGCTCCAGTTGGTAAGATGTTGAAATCAATTTGAATGAATTCAGCCGTCTTAGTTGGTTGTAAGTAGATAGCTCCTTTCATAATGTTTCTATCAATTACATCTGGTGTGTTATTAGAATCGTCCATTACAACACGGAATGCGTACAAACCTTGTCTTTGTTGGATTGATTCTAAATAAGGGTTAACAATATTTAAAAATCTGTTTCTTGTCTCTGCTGTGTTTTGTTCGAATACTAAATATCTTGAAGTAGATGCGATATACTTTCTTACAGTTAATAATAATCTTCTAACATTGATTCTGTCTAATGCAGATGGTTTATCTTGTAAAGTTTTTTGACCGAATACTACGATACCTTGTCCTGGGAACTGAACGATTGGGTTTACTTTGTTTTCGTATAAATCATCTTTTTCAGACTGAGTTAATCTATTCAATACACTAACTGCTCCAATCAATCCACCTCTATTCAAACCTGCTGGTGCGAACCACTCAGCTGCTACTCTATCGTTTGCTGCGAATACACCCGGAAGTAATACTGATGGTGGAACTGAAATTAATTTGTTTGTATTAACATCAATTGTCTTAACCCATGGGTAGTAAGTTGCAGTCATATTTGAATCTACTGCGTCGGATTGTGCAGTCGCTTGTGGAATTGAATCACCTGCTGCTGTTGTATCCATAATATAGAAACAATCATCTCTTTGTTCAACCATATCTAAAACCGAAGTTGCTACTGAAGTATGCAATCTTCTAATAACACCCGGAGTTACTACCATATTGATATCAAATTCGTCAGCGTTAGATAATGCAGATATGTGTTTACCATATGCTACTGAACCACTTTTTAAAGGTGTTGATAAATCAAATCCTTGTGAGTTAGTTTCACTTATATTTGTTCCAGTATAAATTGGAGTTGCCGGCGACATACCATCAAATCCTTCTTGGAATCCAATTATAAATTGTGCTCTAGTATCACCAACTGCTAAGTTTGTAGTTGCCGCAGTTAATGAAGTAAGTGAATCTAATCCAAATACAGAATTAGAACCTACACTTGCTCCTGTTGGAATTGGTTTCAAATATATTGAGTTATCAGTATTGAAATCCAAATTAATACCACAAAGTGCAAGACTTCCCGATTGGTCAACCGAACCTGTTGAGAATGTTACTGCAGGAATCAATGCTCCAACACCTGCTGATGCGGATATTGGTAATTTATATGCTGCGTGTCCGAATGGAACTGCCTGAACGGGTGCGTTATAATTAAATGTTAAAGAATTAATTCTAATATATTTTGAATTATTAACCCAATCACCTGTTTCAGTTATTTTACCTTCGGAATTGATTGATAATTTTCTATCACCAATTACTCTACTAATATAGTTTGGAGAATTGGGGTCAAGATTTACATTAGAATATGTTTCTAATACATTCTTTTTCTTATCCGTATCACCAAATGCTCTTACTACGACCGTAAATGTACCATAATCAGTTCCGTTTACAGAACCAGCTGCTTTAATATTTGTAATACCAATTTTAACTTTTGTATTTGCTGAATTACCTGCTCCTAATGTTTCAAATTGGAAAAGGTCATATCTTTGACCACTAATAGTTTGTGATTTAATCATTGGAGTTAATGCTTCTTGTGCATCATCTGTAAAATCCTGTGAATTTAATACAGTTACCGAAGATGAACAACTTGCATCAAATGTTATAGATGAATTTTTAAAAAACCCATAAACATATGCGGTTTTTGAACCTAATGCCGATGTCCCAAATACTGCTTCAATATCGTTTGTATCAGACGGGTCTAAAGATGCCGATAATGATAAACTACCACTATTAGTTCTTAATACAAAATCACCTGCTCCGGTTTGAGAACCACTAACTTGTGCTCCGAATAAACCTGCATTTGAGTTTGTAGATGTATTGAACAAAATACCCAATGATGCGGATACTGAGCCAGAAGTTGCTGTTAATAATAAAGGTGCGGTTTCGGTATATCCACCAATACCCGCTACTCTACAAATTGTTGCAGTTCCTGCTTCTCTTAAATAGTTTTGTACTGCTAATGGAGTATAATATGTTCCATCAGCTGCTCCAAATAATTCAGCAAACTCAGCTTGTGAATTTACGATTGTTGGAACTACTGGTCCTTCTAAGAAAGGGCCTATGAATGCTGCTCCGATGTCGGCTACACCTTGTTGTAAAAATGAAAGGTCGTTTTCTCTTGTAAATACACCTGGTGATACTATCTTTTCTGCCATTTTATATGCTTTAATTTAAATTTATTAATTCTTAATATAAATATAAAAATTTATCTCAAAACAATAATGTTACTTATAGTTTGGAGAAAAATAACTATATGTTCTAGTTACTGCGGTTGCATCTTGTAATACACTATAAAACAACACAGGCCCTATTTGACCATTCCAAAATGTTGTTCTTGCACTATTTGCACCAATTGTTAAATAGTTTGTAGATGCAGGTGCCGTAAACGCTGCTGCTGTAAATGTTCCTACCGATGTTCCGTCTACATAAACTGTTACAGTTCCTGATGGTTGGAATGTTGCAGAAATCATATACCAAACGTTTGCTGATAATGATGTCGTTAATTGTGCACTATTACCTAATGTACTACCATAGAATTTAACTCTATCTAATGTAGAACTATTTGATGATTCAATTGCTAAACCAAAAAACCCACCATAGTCAAAAATGTGTCTTGTAGTTGTACCCAATGTTGTTGTAGGTCTTACCCAAACGTGAATTGTACCAGTATTAGTATTAAATTGAGAAATACCACCATTAATATTTGATGCTGTATCTTTATAAAATAAATCACCACCATCAAACGCATAATATCTTTCTTTTCTACTTGCACCATTATTATAAGATGGGTTACCACCTGCTAATGATAAAGGAGATTGTGCTCCAGGTCTAACACCCGTACCATATCCACTCATGTCCAATACATCAACCGATGGTGTACCAGTTGATGGTAGTGTAGACGATGCAAATGATGCCGTTTTAGCCGGTTCAATATACATTTTTAATCCAGATGCTGGTATAGAAGATTGTGTAGTTGTACCTTTATTGTGTGATACTACTCCATTTGCTAAATAAACGTCAGATTCTTCAACATTTATAGTTACAATCTCTACATCACTTGTCACTTGTTCTATATTAGTAACTTCAACTTCTACATCACTTTCCATTACTAATTTATCACCAATTAATATATTTTCTACGTTTTTAAATTTATATTTTTGTATTTCGTTATCAAAAACATACAATGGGTGAGTTCCTGTTGTTTTAATTAAACCATTGTTGATAGAATAATATCCACTTGCAAAGTTAAAAGTTAAATCTGAAATTATTACATTTTGTGCAGTTCCGGATACTTCATCTTTATACCAAAATCTCCATTCAGTTTCTCCAGTATCAGTTCCGTCTAAATTCTCATCAGGTAATCCTGCTGGAACCCAAGCTTTAATTTCGTCACCTACATTTAAATCTTCAACATTTATTTCATTACCATTTGCTAAAGTTACCTTTGTACCAAATAATAAACAAAAATCAGGTTGGTTAATTGTATTATAAACGTCTACTGCGTATAAAGTTTTTGTAGATGTAGTATTATAGTTTGTTGCTGCGGTATTATATCCGTCAGCATATGTCATTGATAATACTGAACTAGCTTCTGAATAGTTTGCTGCTGCAATTGATGCCGGTGTGATTGGAAATGATGGTGATGCTCCTAATGTTGCAGTACCTACTGTAAAGTTAGCATTATTAAATGTTACCGAATAATTTGCTGCTACACTTCCAATTCTTGTTCCATGTAATGCACCTGCTGAACCAAATGAAAACGTTGCCGCTTCTTCGGTACTTTCTACTATATAAGTAAATGTTGGTTGATTTATTGTTATAGAGTCAACTGCAAATGCTAACATTGATGCTGCGGTTCCTGCTGATGCGTTCATAGCATTTAAAGAAACTGCTTGACTGGTTCTTGCCGAACCCTGTGTTGCTCTATATAAATTACCTAACGATAGATTTGTTCTTGCCATAGTATAAAGTGTTATTCTCCGTTATAAATATCTAAAAGTTTATCTTTCCATTCATCTTTATTAGAAAAGTTTTTAATCATCCAATTTTTAAGTTTTTCAAATTCTACTTTACGGGTTTCGTAATCATCCTGACAAATTGTTTCGTAGGTTTTTTTAAATGTTTCCTCATCAATCGCTTTGTACTTATAGTCAAGTGGAACATGCCATGTTTCATGTAATATTGGTAATTTACCCCAATCGACTGCTTCAAATATTCCATATCCAAATGGTTCATATTGAAAGCAAGAATGAGATATTCCCCAATCAAGTCCATAGAACCTTTCTTTATATTTGTAATCAAACTTGTAAATTTTTGCTTTTTCAAATTTGTATCCATATTTCTTTTTATAATATTTGTTGAATGTTTCTGAATTAGTAGAAATGAATCCACCTAACCCATCCATGTATTCAACATTTTTTCTACCTTCAACTCTTGCTGCATATCCTAATTCTACTGATGTTGAAAGTTCTTTATTTTGTGTGAATGTATAATTATTTGGAATATGATGTAAATTTTCCGTTTCATATGGAAAATGATACAATCCTACCCAAACTTTATTTTTAATTTTATCAATTAATTCGTTTTCATATTCCCAATTTCCGTACCAATGTAGATATTCTTCTTTTCCCATCTGTGCCATTAAAGACACTTTGGTTAAATTATGGAAAACAATTGAATCAATCTTTTCTAAATTTTGATGAACTGCTTTGGTTGGGGTGTAATGTCCATGTAATATATGTATGCGTCTTGCACCTTCAAAGATTTCAATAATTTTATCTTCGTTGGTTTCCCAAACATGGTCAATATCAATTGGAAATTCTTCGTAATTTATAGGTTTGTGTCTATGGAAAATAAGAAGTGGCTTAACTTCTAAGTTAGGAGCCACTTCTTTTATCCAATTAGTTACCCATATATCAGCACCACTGTTGAACCAGGGTCCTCCAGCGGTGGTGTAATATACATCATACATTTATTATAAACCTTTTGATTCTTTTAACTTTTCGATTTCGATTGTTAAAGAATGAATTTGTGTTTGTTGTTCTTTGATACCTTCAATTAATAATGCTACTAATTTATCGTATTTAACTGCTTTGAAACCACTTTCTCTTGTTTGAACTAATTGAGGTAATACTGCTTCAATTTCTTGTGCGATTACACCCACATCGTTTCCTTCGTATCCATGCTCAATTTTATTTTCAGCTTTCCAATCATAAGTGTTACCACTAATTTTAGAAATCTTATCCAATGCGTTTTCAATTGGAACAATATTTTCTTTAAAACGAATATCTGAAGATGAGAATGCAACTACGTCATTTGTTGCGTCA